GCTTTTTGCTCAGGGTCATGGGGACTTTCCCGAAGGTGCCCGTCGCGCCCTTGGGAGCGAAGGGTTTGACCGGGGGAATCCCACGGGCTCCGGGCTGGCCGAACTTCGCCTGCAACTTCGCCTGCGTTGCCCGATCCTTCTCTTCCTGCTTCGCCCGCACCTTCTCCTGCTGGTCGGCCTCCTGGGCCAACTCCTCAGCATCCTGCTCGCTGAAGTTCATCACCTTGATTAGGTAGGTCTCAAAGGTCATCACAGCACGCAGACCGCTCTGGACGTAGCTGGTCAGCATCTGGCTATACTGTAGCCCTAACGCCGCCTTGTCCGCATCAGTGGGCTCGGCCAACTCCGGCCACGTTACCTCATAGTCGGCTTGGGCGGGCAGCACCCGGTTCTGCATGAGTTGGTCAATCACCGGGCGCAGGATAACCGGCTCGCAGAACTGCTCCCGGCGCTCGTCCAGGCGCGCAATCCAATTGACCTCATCCTGACTGCTGGCCAACTCGCCCCGTTCCGCACCCTGGAGGATACGTTTGGGAATGCGCGTGTCAATACTGATGAGGGTCAGGATAACGTCCACGACCCCCGCCGGGTCCGCAACCTGCGAGGGGAAGTCGTGAATCTGCACTCCCTGGAGACGCATATAGCGGCGCAGCTTGTGAATGTAGTCCTCAATCTGCTCGGTCATCGCCGCCTTATCCGTCGCCCCCATATCCGCCTCGGGATCGGCGATAAAGGCACTGCCCCGGAAGGCACCCTGCCAGTACATCTCCCCGCTGGACCCGATGGTCTGGTCCAGCATATAGAGGAAGTTATACAAGCGCTGGAGACGCGGGCGCCCATACACCTCGCTCTCCAAAGGACGCTCGATAACGTGAATGCACCGGGAAGCATGGACCAGCACGCTCTTGTCCGATCCAGTCATCGCCCCAGGGAGCGTCAGATTGTAGGTCTGGGGTAGCCCATAGCGTTCGTCCTTCGTATCCTCGACCCATTGCTGGGGCATCGCGTGGAGTTGGCTCAACGGCACCGCATTGGTCAAAGCCAGGGTCTTCCCGCCCCGCACAGGTTCAATCGGATCGACCCCGTCGTTATAGTTCAGGTACAATACCCCGTATTGCCCCACCCCGGTCAAACAGTCCAGGATATGCAACTTCTGCAGGATATGCACCCGCTTGTCCAAATCCTTCCACGCCTTGTTGAGGGCATCCCCGTCCTTCCCGATAGTAGCCGCTTCCCTCCAGCAACCATCCGGGGCGGCATCCACAATGCGTCCCGCAACCGGGTTGCGCTCGTACATGGCCAGATAGTCGTACAGGCTTAGCTCACGCTTCCAGCCAAAGGATTTGTAGTAGTCCCGGTTATCGTTGAAGCTACGCCCCAACAGCCCGGCCAGACTATCACGTGACCCCAAGACCGTGGACAGGGTTCGCAGCCCCAGGAACGTCGAGGCTTGGGCCTGGGCGTTGGTCTGCATTTCCCTCAGCATCTCGGGGGTATATTTGGTTCGGCGCATATAGGGGGATTTCCTAGCTGTTTCCGGGTTTATTCTAGGTTATGGGCTCGGTGGCCTCATAGCTGGGGTTACTCTATCGGATTCCCCAATGCCTTATCAAAAACCTTGATGGCCGCCTCCTTCGCCGCATACAACTCCCCTTCCTTGTCCCAAGATTTTCTAGCTGCCTCCATAGCCTTATCCGTAACCCGATCCACCGTCTCACGACTCCTGACTTGCTGCTCCTGAGATAATTTGCGGAAGCGGTCAAACAATTCCTGTCTAGCCCCCCGGCAAGCCTGGAAGGCAGATTCCTTCCTGTCCTGCTCCTCCCTGGTTTCCCCCAAAGAGGCTCCCGCTTCAAGCAGCTTCTCAACTTTCCGGTACTCAGTGCGTCCTTTCAATAACGCGGAAAGACTGATCTTTTCACCACCTTCGTCGCCGCTGCCGCCTACTTCCCCAGGCCTACCAGCATGGCCAAAGTTCCCTGAGCCAGAACCACCAAGGGTCTTCAAAACCCTGGTCACTTGCTGTTTGTTGGTTTTCATTACCACGCTCCGGCTCGTTTGCGTTTGCTGACTAACTTCGCATGGGCGGAACTGGCGCAATCCACTTGGTCGTCGTGGACGAACTCGGTGGGGAAAGCAACCAGTTCATTCAGGAAACAATCATTCCAAATTCCCCGGACGAGGAGAACCAAACCGCCTTCGCAAGCTGCGCTCAGGGGTTTAGCCCGTTCGTTCTTCGGCCCGGTGCTGGGTTCCCCATGAAAGGCGTAACCGGCCAGCACATTCCGCTTGTAGTGGTCAATGACAATCTTCCCACTGGCTCCCGGCTCTTGCTCCATCCAGATCTCACAACTGATTCCGTCTATCGCCGCAGTGGCGCGAATCAGGCGCTCAGTCATGTGGGGTGAATACTGGACGCGCTGGACGTCCTCAATCAAGTAGGTATTGTCCTGTAACCAACTCATGCGGATTCCCACCGTCCAATCGCCCGCGTCGTCGGTAGCCGCTAAATCCCACCAGCGCAGGGTGGCCTTGCGCGCCTTGGCGTCCCCCAAACTGACCAGTTTGAACCATTCCCGGCGGAACATGTTGCCCTGCTGGACTACGGACCAATCACCGTACCGCAACTGGCGGTGAGTGACGGGGTCCAGTTTGCTGAGGGACCTCTCGTAAGATTCCCGATCCAGGTACGGGTTGTCCTCCAACGAGGCAGGCAGGAAGACCTTGGACGCGGTGTTGGGGGAATCAATGAAATGGGTCCGGGTTTCCTCGTGCGCCGGGCCACCAGGATTGCTGGCCAGCCGATAGCGCAGAGGAATGTCCCCCTTGACCTTCTCCAGGCGGCGGCACCGGCTGAATAGGTAACGCTGCTGATTCCAGGGTATCTGAGTGCTTTCATCAATTCCAATAAAGTGGAAGGAAGCGGATTGATACCGCAAATGGTCGCTGGACGAGGCCAGATACCCAAATACCAACTTGGCGCCGCTAGGAAAGACCGCTTGCTTGGCTCCACCATCCCAGTGGACATCGGTGTTGGCTGCCCATTCCACAAACCGATCCATGATTGCCTCGGGCAGCGCCAAGTCCGCATAAGTCTTACGCAAAATCAGGGCGCTATAGCCAGGAATATCAACATACTGCAGAGCAGCCATTAGAATGCTATCACTCTTCCCTCCGCCCGCCTGACCGCCGTACAGTACCTCTAGCACATCGTCCAATAGCAGAAAGGCTTCCTGCTTGGGCGTTGGGCTATGCGGTATGTACTTCGACCATTTCGGTGTCAACAGCCTTCTCAGCCTTGGGCTTGTTGAGCAAGCCTGCTCCAAGGAGGATAGCTGCGACTTCGGCGCGTCTGCCAGCGCTGAGGTCAAGGGTAATTTCCTTTTTCTCGGTCACGGTACCAGAATGGGACACGTCTGCTTTCCCCGTCACATCCATCTTACGGGTCCAGCCAAAGCGATTCTGCATGTTCATCATGTACAGAATCGAATTGAAACGACAATTCCAAATGTTCTCCCGGCCAACCTTCAGCCACCAAGCCTGACTGAGCAATTCCCCCACCCGGATAGCGTTGGCGAAGGACGCGTGGACCTTCTGCCACTCGAAGAGTGTGTCCGGGTTGACCCCCATCTCCAAACACAGTTCTTCCTTGCTGGCCCCCTCAGCCATACAACGCAAAACCAGCAAGGGATGAGCCTGCTCATCATACTTGCTGCCGTTCTTACCGTTCTTATGCCCGTTCTTCATGCCCAGGGAGGCCATTTTCGTGGCCGTTACAGCACGATCATGCGGGGGTCCGTGTCCCGGCGGGGGTATGGTCCTGCGTCGCTTGCAACGTAGCTTTTTTAGGTTCTTGTACGCCATGGTTAGGCTCTAGGGTTAGAAAGACACTGGGCAGGGCACCGCGACCCAGAACCGCGAGGGGAGGCCTGGCGATCCACGACGGAGGGCGCAGAGCGTGAGGAAAGGAGTAAGTCACGCATTGCGACGGTATGATTTGCACCTGCCCAGTGTTGTTTCATCGGTAGCTTCTATGCAGGAAAGGGGACTTTTCCCTTTCGGTACTCAGTCCCCCAGGCCTGGAGAACCTTGGGATGCGATTACACCCCGAGGGTGCGGATGCGCGCCGCAGCGCGACGGGCGGCAGCGCCCTCGCCGCGGCGCGGCTTGCCGCCGGAGATCAGGTTCATCTTGGCGCGGGTCTCATAACTGGGGCCGCACATGGTTGAACCCTTTCATTGGGGTTTTGTGTTTACCTTCCCCTTACATCACCTGATGCGGGGGAAATCGGAAATCTATCTCGTGCGGCGCTTCTTCTTCTTTGGTGCCGCACCGCCCCCACCCATCGCTCGCGAAATGCCGAACGCCCGGACTTGTCGGGTCGTAAAGGTGTTACCCTTTTTGGTTACTATCGTCCCCCCCAGGCGAGAAGGCTTCGGCTCAATCGTCCGGCGGGGAGTCCGCAACGCTCTTGCCACAGCCGCCTTCGCCCCCTTGGTCCCACCAAGAAGGTTCTTGGCTGCGGCTTTCGCAAAAGTTGCTTTTGCACCCTTGTTACACAAACTACACCTTCCACACTTTTTGGGTCACTACTTTACCATAGCGCGCCCGTGCATGAGAAGCAAATCAAATCAAACCTTTTTTTCGCCCTTGTCCTTAGCTTCCTTAGCTTGGACTTTTCCCTCTAGAAAAGCGCCGCGCCGGCCGGGGCGAAGGGTAAACACCCGGCCTGAAACAGTAGGCAGGTCGTCGTGAGTCACAAGAATAAACTGGACCCCAAACTCAACCGCCGCCGTCTCTAACATGCGGCCCAGCGCATCCCGATAAGTGGGGGAAACGAAGCGGAAAGGCTCGTCCAGCACCAGTGTCGAACCGGGCTGCAGTTGCCCCGCCAACCTCAGCGTGGCCAGCCGCAAGGCGAAGGCCGTAAC